CGGGCCTTTTTGTTCTCCCATAAGGTCACGGTCATGACGTGAACGCCGAGTTTGGCCGCCAGATCGCTTTGCTTCAGGCCCCGGCGCTCACGCAACTCTCGCAGTCGATCGCCAACGTCTTTTTCCACGGGTCCACCTCGGAGTCGTGCTGGGCAGCGTGCTAGATAGGCTGTAAGCTTAACGGAGTTAAGGTCAGCTTCGCAACCCAATCGCGTCCTTGTAAGCTGCGTACGGGTTAAGTAAGGTGCGGCATGGCACCCCGGCCCCCCTGTCGCCCGGAGCGTGACGCGGCTCTGGAACTGGCTCTGAGCCCGCGGCTGGCGGTCACGGAGATTGCCGAGGCCCTTGGCGTGTCGAGGGCTGCGGTCAGCCAGTGGCGGCGGGTGCCCGAGCGGCACGTTGCTGTGGTGGCGCGGATCACCGGCATCTCGAAGCGGCGGCTGCGGCCGGACCTGTTCCCGGTGCGCCAGCGGCTGGCGGCCGAATGACCGCCCCTGTGCAGGGCGTGCGGGTCACGACGTCGGCGCGGTTCCGGCTGGTGGCGCCGGTCGCGCCTGAGGACGAGCTGCATGCGAGCGTCGCGGACGCGCTGCGCTACCTCTGTCCGTCCGATGCTGTGGTGAACACCTGGGAGCTGCGCAACGCCTCCAGCGCGATCGAGGGCGCGCGGCGCAAGCGTCTAGGCGCCTTGCCTGGTTGGCCCGATCTGGGCGTGTTCTGGCGCGGTCGCGTGGTGCTGTTGGAGCTGAAGCGAAGCCGAGGCGGCGCGCTCTCGCCGGCGCAGAAGGCGCTGCACCCAAGGCTGGAGGCGACTGGCTTTCCGGTCGTGGTGTGCCGCTCGGCGCCCGAGGCGCTGGATGCGGTGGCGGCTCGTGGGATCCCCTTGCGTGGCCGGGTGGCGGCATGAGCGTGCTGCGCGCCGCGCTGATCACGCTGTGCGCCTGGGGCGTGGCGTTAGGCGCGACCTGGGTGGTGGTGGTGACGCTGGGGGCGGGCGGGCGATGAACCAGGCCGAGATCACCTATGCAGCATCGCAGGCGTGGATCGGCTTCTGGCAGACCTGTATGGCGGATGCGGGTGGCAGCTCAGCGTTGGATTGCAATTATGTGAGCATCCGCCGCGCGCTCGCCGCCGAGGCCAACCCCTTGCAAGTAGTGCCTCCGTCGATCCCGGCATTGCCTGCAACCGACAACCGACCGCGTTCGGAACTGGCTCGGCGTCTTGAGGGCGACGGGCGCATCAGCGACATCACAATCCGAGATGTGCTGATCGGGCTGGAGGATTATTTTGCGATCTTCCGCAAGCTGCGCCGCATCCACCCGGCGGCTTACTCTTATTTCCGGCGCGTCGGCGCCCCGTTGTGCTTTGACAAGACTTCGATCTTCCGTGCTGCCATCGAAGACCCAAAGCCGATCGTCAACCCGAACGATCTTCCGGCGTTTATTGGCGTATTCTTTAGCAGCAGCAGGGAAGAAGCGCGCGACACGATATTGAACGACAAGCCGACGCTGCTGGACTTTCAGTTATACGAGAAGCGCCGCAGGAACGTGGCGGTTGTATCGCCCTGGAAATGGAAGCTCTACGATCATCACACGATTAGCCTGGCGCGTGACATCTTCACCAAGGCGGAGCGGAAAGCGCATAGCTGGCTGCGAGACGAAGCGTGGGGGTTTCACTACTTCATCGGCATTGGGACCGATGGCGAGGTGCAGGCGCTGCCCATGCATATGGGGCGTCAGCAGGCGCTTAAGAATGGCGAGACGATCCACCACAATCAGTTCGTTGTGCCGCCTGGTCTGTCTGACTTAGCCGGCCCCAAGGGGGTCGATGCCTACGCGGGGATGATGTTCGCGGTGGTGCGTAATTTCTGCGCTGCGGCGCTCTCTGGCGCGCAACTGAGCGTTCGTCGTGGCGATGAGGTTGCGCGGTTTGGTATCCCGTTGAGCCATGTTCGCGGGTTCTTCCGTGATCGCGATGGCGGTGGTCGGCGGCGGTCTGCCCTGCTCCACTATGTCGGTGCGTACGAGTATGAGCGTCAGGGTCGCACGGTGACGGTAGGCGAGCACCTGCGTGGGGCACGGCGGTTTCGCTGGCGTGACTACGATCTCACGATCTCGGCTCCTGGCATTCACCATCCGTCGCCCGAGGCGCTGGTCGCTGAGCCGATGAGCGACGACGACGTGCTGCCGATTCATGGGGACACTATTTCGATCGGCTCGCTTGCCAAGAAGATGCAGCGTGAGACGGAGACGGTCCGGCGCATTCCGTTCCACAGGGGCCAGCCGACTGTCAGCTACCGGGCGCCTCAGTTGGAAGAAGCCAGCAGGAGGCCGCTATGACCTTCCGACTCACGCCGTTCCGCGCTACAAACAGAAACGCCCCGCGGCAAACGGGGCGAACTGTGACTGGATTAACCGTCGCTCGGGGGGGCCGAGCTAAGGGGCTGTCGCATCCCCCTTGTAAAGCCCTCCCAGGACAGGATCAAGGGGGGCTGTGCCCATGCCTAGGGAACGATTGATCCCGGACGACGCTGGTGAGCGTTGGGCGCTCCGGGGCTGGCTGGCCGAGGACTGCGAGCACACCACCCGCGCCGTGCTGGCCAACTGCTATACCGTCAAGGATGCCCTGCACTTCCTGATCGGCTGTGCTCTCGGGCATGCGGAGCGCGCCCACATGGACCCCGATATGGCCCACGCGTTCGCCGTTGAGATGTTCTGGGAACGGCTGCACGACCTGGAAGCCCGGCGCGAGGAGGCCGAGGCCCGCATCAAGCGCCGGATGAAACCGCTCATCGACCTGCGCCAGCCGTCGAACGTGCTGCTGGCCGAGGCGCACGGCGAGAACGGTGCTACCGGCTTCCCCTTCTCCGAGCGCGAAGTCGCCTCGATCGTTGCCGGTGAGCTGCAGTGGGCAATGCCACGTCTCGGAGGGCGCCATGGTCGCTGAAACCGACGCAGACCGGCTGAACAAAACATTCGGTAGGTGGAATAAGCAGCACGCCAAGCCTGCGCTTGCTATCGATAACACCGAGGACGGTCAGGAAACCAACGGCAAGCTTGTGCTGCGCCTCGCGACGCTGCCCGACCCCACGAAGCTGGCGCCGCGCGAATGGCTCTACGGTACGCAGCTCATCAGGGGATTTGTCACCGTGCTGGTCGCACCAGGCGGCACCGGCAAATCGGCCTACGCCATGGCCGTCGCCCTCTCGATCGCCAGCAATCGTAGCTTCCTGTTCGACCACATCTTCGCCTCGGTGAACGTGGCCTATATCAACCTTGACGACCCGATGGACGAACTCAATCGCCGGGTCGCAGCCGTCATGATCGCCCACAAAATCAAGCGGGAAGACATTAATGGCAGGCTGTTCCTCGAGGACTGCGATGGTCACGGCTTAACGATCGCCGCACCTGTCCGCGACGACGATGGGTTCTACGTCGCCACCCCTGATGAGGAGCAACTTACCGCCCTCATTACACAGCACCAGATCGGCCTCATCGTCTGCGATCCGTTTGCCGAGTCGCATACCATGGAGGAGAACTCCAACCCGCAGATGGTTCACGCCGCTGGCGTCTGGCGCCGTATCGCCCGCGCCACCAACTGCGCCGTCCTGCTCATCCACCACGTCAGAAAGGGCGATATCACCGGCATCGATGCAGCTCGTGGCGCCAAGGCTGTCACCGACAGCGCACGCGTTGGCCTGCTCATGACCACCATGACCGAGGCCGAGGCCGACGAGTTCAATATCCCCGTTGACGACCGGCATTCCTACGTTCGGCTTGACGACGCCAAGCGCAACATGGCTCTCGCTGCCAAAGCCCGCTGGTTCCGGCTGTTGTCGATCAAGCTCGGCAACCGAAGCGACATCTATCCCAACGGCGACAGTGTTGGCGCTATCGTGCCGTGGCAGCAGCCTGACGACGAACTGGCAGCCGCCCCCAATCACGACCTCAACGCGGCCCTCGATGCCATTCGCGACGGCCCTAAGCCTGGCTGGCGCTACCGGATTTCTCGCCAGGGCGGTGGCGTCAACTGGGCCGGGAACGTGCTCTGCGAAATGTTCCGCACGACCGAGAAGGAGGCCAAACGCATGATCGGAGCCTGGGTCAAGTCTGGCCTCCTGTTTGAGCAGGAATACTACCATCCCGTGTGGAAGCGGAAGGTGGCAGGAGTCCATGTCCGTGATGAACTGCGCCCTACATGAGACCCCGAAGTGGCGTGTCGAAGTGGCGTGTAAGTGGCGTGCAGCACTCGCCGCAGCCAGTTTACGCCACTTTGGGGTTTATCCCCAAAGGTGGCGTAGAAAGGAACTGGCGTGCAGTGGCGGGTGCCCCGAAGTGGCGTGTCGAAGTGGCGTGTAAACCGGCGTGCGAAATATCCCACACTAATAGGTTGCAGACGTGACCCCCCAGCCCCTCCCCCAGCACGAGCTCGAGGACATGATGGCCACCCTCGGCCGCCGCCTCTACGACCAACACCCCCACGACGTCCTCACCCTCGCAGGCTTCCTCGCCACCAACGCGCTCCGCTGCTGGGAACCCCAGGACCGCCTCGAGGTCGCCGCAGCATTCTGCGACAACGTCCTCGCCGCACTCCGCGAATCCCTCGATTGATCGTGCCGCTTGACGCTCACGCCGCCGTGCGCGTAGATACGCACCAACAGGCTACCGGGCACGCCTACGATCCAGCCCGCACGCCTAGCGGATGCCGTCCAGGACCACGCTGGTTCGTCGTCGCAACATACCCCCAGGCCGAGCAACGCGCCGTCGCAAGCCTCCAGGCCAAAGGCTTCCAGACCTATCTCCCGCTGATCACTGTCACCCGCCGCAATCGCCGCCACGAACGACGGCAGCTCGAGGTAGCGCTCTTCCCAGCCTATGCCTTCGTCCGCCTCGACCTCACCCAGCCGTGGTATCCCGTCCGCTACGCCCCAGGCGTCTTCTCCCTCATCAGCGTCGATGGAATGCCCACACCCTGCCCAGACGCCGCTGTGGAAGCGCTACAGGCCGCCCAGGCTCTGGCCGCTACCCAAGCCCCGGAAACCAGCCAGTGGGCGCTAGGAGCCTCCGTAGCGGTCGCAAACGGGCCATTCCAGGGTCACCCAGCCGTCGTCCTCGAGGTCGAACCCAAAACCAGCACCGTCGCCATCGCTATCCTGGCGTTCGGACAACTCCACCGTGTGACACTCCGTGCGGATCGTCTCGTGGCGAGAGAATGATCGAAAAACAACCAATGAATTCCAATGGCTGGCACCGGCGGTTACCGTGAAGGCTCAGGACGCAAGAAAGGCGTCCCGAACAAGCTCAACGCTGACATCAAAGAGATGATCGTCGGCGCCTTGGCTGGCGCTGGCGGCCAGGATTACCTGCAACGCCAGGCCGAGCTTAACCCCGCAGCCTTCATGACCCTCATCGGCAAAGTCCTGCCAATGCAGATCGCCGGCGAAGGTGGTGGTCCCGTCACCATAAACGTCATCACCGGCGTGCCCGACACCGATGACGACGAGCCGTGCATTCATGACGCAGAGTGAAACTATAACCCGCATCGGCTATACGCCACGCGCACACTTCGCGCCGTTCCATAAGCGGCGCCAGCGCTGGTCATGCCTCGTCGTTCACCGTCGCGGCGGCAAGACAGTTGCGTGTGTGATGGACCTGATCCATGCCGCTCTCAAAACTAAGAAAGCCGATGCACGCTTCGCCTATCTCGCACCAACATACGCGCAGGCCAAAGACGTTGCCTGGGAATACCTCAAGCGCTTCACCGCAGGCATTCCAGGCGTCGAACAGCGCGAGAGCGACCTCATGGTGAGGTTCCCGAACGGTAGCCGCATTCGTCTATACGGCGCTGAGACGTTCGACCGGCTGCGCGGCACTTATCACGACGGACTGGTGGCTGATGAATACGGTGACTTTGACCCT